AAGGCTATGGAACAATGCCTTTCCCGAACAGTCCCTAACTGGAGGACGAGTCAGCTTAACTTGGTCAAGCGGTTGACGAATCCAATCATCATAAAATTTGATGGTCCAGTTGGAAGTGTAGCTATGAAATATTTAGAGACTATCATTTGCCTTTATAGTCTTTTTGGATTTGATATGCATGCACACGAAATGACCCGGCTGAGAGAGACAGTAACTAAGAGTTACCTCATCTCGCTGTACCATATGAATAATATGGATTGGATCAAATACCTTAAACACAAGACAGTTGCCTCATCTTCATGGCTGATGTGTACCCCTTCACCAGAAACTCCAGATGGTTATGAACCACTGGATATGGATCAGGAACATATCTTACTCGGCGGTGCCTTCTATCAGTTTACCCGAAGCCTGTGTAAGGCGCAACGCTTTCAACTGGGAATATCTATTCTCAGTGTGAAAGGTGCGCTCGACACAGCATTCTCCGAACAACTGGAAGAAGCCCGCAGGAAGAACATCGCTAAGATGTCAACTAAGCCAAGAAAGTATGGTGTGTACTGTCCCTGTGTGTTTAGAAGGAAAGATCCTATCGAACTAACGAAAGATTTCTTGAAGAAGAAGATTCGAAAGAATGTAGAATATCTCTTTAAGAATAAAGTCTATAAAAGACAAGATCATCAAAAAGTTTACCTACCCTCTGTTAACAGTAACTATACGCACACAAGGAAGAAGCTAGGAACTCTAGGGATCTTTGCTGACGATGAGGAATTCCCGTTGAAAACGGGAGAATCCTATATCGAGGACCACCTCTCATCCATTACCCTTCCGGGTAGGACAGAGAAAGAACCTCGGATACAGTCAGTAGATCCACTGGGAGTTCCTGAACTCGACTTTCGAGGCCAAGTCGTTTCCCAACGACCATTCGCAGTGCTAAAGAACGATTACAGACTTCGCGAACGTTATAACCTTCATTATGACCATGCAGTAGGAAAAGCCTTATTGGAAACACCATTGGTTGACGTGGTATGTTTACCGGAGCCTCTCAAGATCAGATGTATCTCGAAGGGACCTCCCTGGACGTACTATGTACTTAAACCACTACAAAAGTTTCTTCTTCAGACTTTACAGTCTCATAAAGAATT